AGCTCGAGACTTCTGATGGCATCTATATACACTTGTCTCATACGTTCCTCGGTAACTAGTTTCATGTGAATAATTGGATCATCAAGTTGGGGATTCCTGCAGGTTGGGCAATCGTTAGATGATTCATACCACTTGATGATGCAATTTGTATGGAATGAATGTCCACAGTTTAGGCGCTTGGCAGCTTTTGAGTTTAGACTTACAACATCTTCTAGACATATGGCACATGTCTGAAGGTGATGCACACAACACTTGTCGTCCAATAGGACGGGCTTACGACACTTTCGACCCGTCAGAGTCAGAGATGTGCATGACATTCTCTACTCTGAGCACTGAAAGAATTTCTTCATGAATCTGGCTCGATGTTTTGTCCTCGACGTATATTACATGGCATGGCTGATTCGCATACATCCTCTGATAGAGTTCATGTATTTCCCACAAATAGTCAAGTGTGACAAGACCATCACCTTCCTGATGTCTTGAACTTATTCTCTCATGGCACTTTTCTGGGTTGCTACAGAGATATATAGTAAAGGTTGGTGCCCAAACAACTTCATCGTACCATTCCCTGTAGACAATGTCCTCTTCATGTGTCACAAGGCCTTTGGACCTCAGGTTTGCCCAGAATACATAATGTGACGAGTACATTGAGCGCTCAAATATGTGGTCATCTGGAGCATCCGAATAACTCTTTAGAATCTTCATCTGGAGCAAAAATCCCCATCTGGACTTGTCACTGTAGAAGAGTTCAAGAGGCCAATCATCTATGGGTTCTTTAAAAATCTTGAAACCCCTGAGTAAATCTAACTGTGTCGATTTTCCTGAACCAATATTTCCATCAATTACAATTCTCATATACTATACATGCGTCTCTAGTCTCTAGTTTTGTCTTCTTGTTTCAGGTGGTGCGTACGTGCTGGATAGCCAAGGCTTGGGCTCTTGGGCAAATCCTGCATATGGATCACCCAGAACCGACTTGCCCTTCTGGTACACGAGTTGTCTGAAGCCCTTGGCATCGACATTATTATCAGCCATGAGTTTGGCCATGTATAGCCGATCTCCAATGTTATTCGTCATGCGACCGTCAGCCATTCCAAAGTTTGTAGACATTTACAATTGTGCAACATTTAAAACTCGAAGCCACTCCTCGAAACGAGCACCCATAGTAACCTCAAAATCTTGCTTGACATCCGCATCTCGGATTCTTGCATCCTTGCCGATATTCTCATTGATAATCTTGTAAGCATAAGCCACCTCCATCAGAGTCTCAGCACCTGTGATGATGATGTTGCCGGTTGAAAAAATATTCACCGTCACTCGCTTCATACCATCCTTGGGCTGAAACTTGACCGTCACGGCTGCATAACTTCCTGGGTCGTAGTTGACTGTAAACTTGGGCTGGGTCTTGAAACCCTTGACGACTGAATAAAGGTTGAGCGACTTGTTGAGCGAAAAGTTTGTATTAATCATCACAATCTTGAAGAGGTCGAAGTGGATATCAAGTGACTTGTTCAGGATCAGGGGAAGAACGACTGCCAACTGAGACACGACGCGTTTACAATCGAGCACATTCGAGCACCCTGCAACCTGAATAGAACCATTCGAAAAGAGTTTGACAGCCTTGGTAGAATATACATCAGTATATCCAATTGATATGCAGTTGTAAAAGTTACTTCCGCGCTTGCTCGGACGAATCTTCCACTCGAAACCCTTGGATGAACCCTTTGGCTTGACAGTGATTGAATCTCCGAGACACTTGAATATTTTACGGACTTGTTTGGCATCCACAGAACCCAAAACACCCTTGGCCATCATTGTAATGGTTGTGATTCGGACCCATGAGGGTTTGTCCTCGATGGCATCGCGGAAGCGAGCAAGAGTCCTGATGTACTCGAACGTATCCATTTATCTACTTCTTGTTTAAGTACCTGAGGTCTCTAAGCACACGTTTTCTAGTCGATAGAGGTTGGTTACATAGTCCTGTTCGCAACACCAGGGCTTGTCACTCTCGGCCGTCACCAGATGTGGAACACCATCCAACAGTATGACGCATGTCGGATCTGTTATATTCATTGTAGTCTTTGGCAAATCTTCAATCTTCAGATTGAACGTCTCCATGTTCAGATTCCATTTGTAGACATCATGAAGTGTCACCCCATCTTTGATATGTGTTCGATGACCATAACCATAGTATCCATTATAGGCTGGAGTTCCACCTCTGTATTCATTATTAGGCTCTTCAGTACCCTGATGTACCAGAGTTAGAATCTCATGTTCTAGATCCATCTTATATATCACAAGTGGTATCATTGTATGAATAACATACAACTCTTTCTCATGTGACAAGAATGTAAAGTTTTTACCAGGCAATGGAACTAGTATATACCTGTGACCATCATATAGATGAACATCATCACATGTGTTATCAACTATATACATCTTGTTGTTGTGGAAAAATGAACGTGGATCTTCACCACGAAAAGAACCACCAACATCTGTTATATTTAGTTCTTCATCAAATGTCATCATGATAATTTGTCTCAATGACCAATGAGCTCTGCAAAACCCAAGAATATCAGAACCATGCCTGAGCAAAGAATAGAATATAGAGCTTTCAGGAGTCTGAATGCGCTTAACAAACTGCATGACTAAAAAGGGTGTCTTGTCTTTACGCAGGTTATAAAGTTGCCTATAAACAAATGCTCCTCTTCTGCAAGCCTGCAGAGCTCGAGTCAGTCGTTATCATCATCTGAAAAGCGTGCTCAGACTTGACCCAGGTCAGAACGAGTCTCAGAAACAAATGTCTCTCGCGATTGCAGAGAGCGCCTTTGCTGGTCGGCTCATTGGTCCCTATCAGCGCGAGGGTGTCAAATGGATGCTCGATCGCGAGTGTGCCGAGGGTCTCAAGGGTGGATTTCTGTGTGACGAGATGGGCCTAGGTAAGACGATTGAGGTGATTGCGACGATGCTCGGCAACAGGAAGCGACACACTCTGATTGTTGCTCCCAAGTCTGTGCTGACTCAGTGGCGCGATGAGATTCGCAAGTTTTCAGCACGCAATCTTCGTGTTCACGTGTGGGATGGTCCGAATCGCACAGACAAGGTGAGCACTCTCAAAGAATATGACGTCATCATCACATCATATTCTTTGCTGATCAACAAGGGACCTCTGCATCGCATTGACTGGAACAGAATCGTAATGGATGAGGGTCACGAGATTCGCAACCCCAAGTCGAAATCGTTCTTGTCCGCCAAGAGTCTCACGGCAAACATCCGATGGATCGTCTCTGGCACGCCAATCTTCAACTCAATGCGTGACTTTGTGGCTCTGGCATCTCTGATTGGAATCCCAAAGGGTATTGTTCAGGCTTACACTGAGGGAACTCGCCAGAAGTTTGTTCTGAGGCGAACCAAGGAGGATGTCTGTCAGTTTAACGACCGGCTGGCTCTACCAAAGTGCGAGTTTGAGAATGTCGAGCTCGAGATGAACCCAGAGGAGAAATCCCTCTACAAGTTCGTCTTTGAGACTTCAAAGGAGACTGTACAGGGTTTGCTCAGGAATAACACCCAAGGTATGGCGATGATGATGATTGAGTGCCTTTTGCGTGCTCGCCAGGCGATGATATGGCCTCAGTTGTACTATGACGGAGTGGCTCGCAAGGATGATGTTCCGGCTGAGTTATTCGAGGGCCGGTCCAAGAAGCACGACACCCTGATGGAGATGATCGAGAGTCACCCCAAAGAAAAGTCTCTCATCTTTTGTCAGTTTGTCGGTGAGATGGATCAGCTTCAGAGTCGTATGGAGGGACATGAGGTTTACAGAATTGATGGCTCTGTGTCCAAAGAGTCCAGAGAGTCCCGCATCGAGTCATTCAAAAAGTCGAGTCAGGGTGCTGTATTCCTCATCCAAATCAAGGCGGGCGGAGTTGGTCTCAACCTTCAGGAGGCGACTCGTGTATACATCACATCACCGTCTTGGAATCCAGCCACTGAGATGCAGGCGATTGCTCGGTCGCACAGAACAGGCCAGGTGAACAAGGTGGTGGTGAAGAAGTTGGTCTATATGGGTGAGGAGGGACTACCAAGTATAGAGCAGAGCATTATGCAGCTCCAAAATCACAAGGCGACAGTCTGTGCCGAGGTACTCAATGACCCAAGACTGGAGACGCAGCTTCCGAAGAGCAAGGCGACATACACGATTCAAGACTTGAAGAAATTGTTCATATAGTTTAATATGAGTGGAGCTCTTACTGCACTTGCCGCTCAGAGTCCCCAAGACCCATATGTGTGGGGTTCTAGTTTTGCCTGGGTCCCACAGATACATACACATACCCCCTTTAGCACCATTCAGCGAGCCATTCCCCTTCCAAACTTGCATAACAGTTATCTAGGTAATGTTGTTCAGATAGATATCAAAGCTAAGGATCTTCCAGACCTATTGTCCAATATGCATCTCAAGTTTTCACTCCCTTCAGGGTCATATACACCACAGGTTGGTAGGGCTGTCATAAGCCAAGTGGATTTCATGATTGATGGTGTGATGATCGAATCACTGACTGATGATTGGTATAATATACGTGATGAACTCTTTCTTGATGCTGATCAAAAGTTTTCAATGTATCAGGCGGTTGGTTCACCAAAGGAACTGAATACTGGAGGTGAATACATTGTCCCGCTCGAGCTTTTCTTTTGCCATCGCAAGTCGAGTCCCAATCCATTCTTGCCTGTGTGTGCTCTGGCCCCAACTGTCATTTCAGTGCGATTCTACTTCAACGGTCAGAATTGGATTACGAATACAAACTCGAGTATAGATTTGATTAGTCCATTCCTGATTGTGGAGGGTCAGATGCTCTCTGAGGATGAGAAGCTCCATTTCATGTCAACCCCAATGGAGTTTAATATCCCTATAGCCTATCGTGAAGCTCTGGTCAACTATAACAATGGTGTAGCTGTGTTGCACCTGACTGCCAACTTTCCAGTGACTATGATGGTCTGGTTTATCCGGAATGGTTTGTACGAGACTGGGGACCCGAGATATTTCGCCTCGAGATACAACTATGGCTACACAACAAAGTACATTTCGGCATCAGTTCCAGTAACCTATTTTGATGGAACAGTTGACAACTTTGTAGATGTCATACAGAATGTAACAATGTATTTCAATGGGAACAACAAGTTGACTACATTTCCAGATGGAATATATCATTCAGTTGTGCAACCAATGGAACATGGATTATCAATCCCGACAAAGAATCTGTACATGTACTGTTTCACTGACAATCCCAAGGAGTATCAGCTCGATGGGTCGGTTGATTTTACAAAGCTCGATTACAAGACGACACATCTAGATATTTCATTCCTACCTGAGTATACATCACAGGTTGTGAATGAATTCTCACTCAATATGTACTACTCTGGATTTAGAACCCTGGTGATTGCGAATGGCCGTGCAGGATTTAATACCGTCTAATAAGAGATGCAAGCATTCCAGCGGCAGACCATGCACACAAGCTGGCCATACGATGTGCACTTTGGTGACGATGCAACAATTCCTGTGCCTATGAATGGTGATCTCATAGATGCAATGTTACTGAGACTTGTTTGGCCAAACCAAAACCTGTTGAAAACTCAATCGGTTGGAACTGCCATGATCAATTTTATAGAACTCATATATGAATCAGATGTGATAGAAAGAATTTATGGTGAGAATTTATTCATACAAAATGAAATCTCAGTGAGTCAGGCCAAACGACCTGGACTTCAGAACCTGGTCGGTATTGATACTACAGTACCACTCAGTGTATATTATCTTCATCTTCCGTTCACGATCCGACTCCCTCTATGTGCACTGAGCAAACAGCCTATTCTCAGAGTAGTCTTTAGTACACCTGATAAATTCATGACTGTGCCATACCATGGAGTATTGGAATTGAGTCTGGTGACTGACTATGTCTTTCTGTCCGAGCCAGAGAAACAATACTTTATGAATAACCAGTTGAACTACATTACACAAAGCTATCAGTTGCTACAATTTGTAATAAACCCTGGCGAGACCAAGTTCAATATCGGAACATCATTTGTCAATAATGTCAAGGAGTTGTTCTGGATCATACAGAATGAAGATGAGACGAACATGTACAAGTATAACAATGATCTAGTGAACATGTCATTGGAACTGAATGGTCTTGAATTTTTGAGTAACAATGTAGCAAACAATACATATCTACGTGTTATACAACCTCTTGAGAATCATACACGTACACCCACATCTAACATATACATGTATTCATTTGCCATGAATCCTGAAGAGTCTCAGCCCACAGGAGAGGCTAACATGACATATATGTATAATCAGCTACACAAGTTTCAGGTCCTGGCATCTGTCCATCCTAGATTTATTCGTATCTATGCTCATAGTTATAACATAGCAACCATAGACCAAGGAAACTTGACAATGAAGCATACGATGTATGAGAGTGGATTTAAAAATTGAGGAACAATAGATGGCATCATCAGTTGTATTGGATGGTGGAGGTGATTTCTTAGGAACCGACTCCCTATTTCAATATTCTCCACAGATGTTCGAGTCTTATTCTTCACAGAGCATATCAGTTCCATTCCATACTAAGAGTCTTACGTTTGGTGATTTAGTCTTTGGCAGAATACCAAAGAAGGATGACGTGGTCAAGTCTATATATCTGAAAACTGTACTTGGACCTCTTTTACAGACACCAAGCACAGGTTATGTATATCCATTATATGCAACAGATGTTGATACTGACATATATATCAAACCAGATCTTACAAATCCAGTCATTGCAGGAATTGGAACAATAGGATATCTTAATACTCAACTGTTTTCTATATGGATATACGAGTCTGGCGCGAGCGTCATTTACAACTCTGAGACGAATAGGTTTGAATTCACAAGTTCACACCCATTGACATTCAAGTCTGAACAGGCTGCATCTTTCTGGGGTTTTGATGTGACCGTAGCCGACTCTATTTCTGGTGGAACCTATACATTTAATAACCCAGTCCCAACACTGAATCTTGTCCAGTCTGGATGGATTCCGGGATTTCAGCCACCATCTGCAAATTTCAAGTATAATGATTCGGTGGGAGATTTGATGGTTCAGACAGCCACAATGTATATTGGTGCTCAGGCGATTCAATCTATTAGTTCAAATGTCTTGATGATTGAGGATGATCTTCAGGTACCGTTGGAGAATCAGGCTGGTCTCACAATCACAGTCGGAAGAAATGACACGAGTAGTTCATCTATTCCAAGAACATACTGGACACGGCTCGATTTTGATAAAGTACCAATGAGTTCATTATATGATCAGACGGTCGAGATTGGAATTCAGTTTGAACAGTTTCAGAACCTGACGAGTCGTTCTTTGCTTGGCGGACTATTGAATGGTTCAGCTTATACTGAGGCTACAAGATATCAGCACGTAATATACCAAGGCAGTATTGCGTACAAAAATCTATTTATTCAGATTTCATCAAATCTTATTACAGTTTACAATGAGACTATTAATAGTATTACAGACATAGCTGCCAATAATCAAGGAACTGGTATATGTATTCACAATGGAGTATTATTTCTGGTAACACCAGATGCCCACTTGTTAACTTATGATATCACGTCTACAGGATTAACGTTTAGAGAACAATCAACATATAGTCTTCTTGAGATTGCAGATGGTCTTATTTCAATATCTAAATTTATTTATATATTTAGCAGAAATGGATCTATAATAGTATATGACGCAACAAAAGATATCAACTTGGCAAGTTCTTATTTTTATCAGACAAATCCGGACCATACGCCATATACTACAGTACAGTATATAGGTAAACTTTTGAATGGAACAACTGCAAGTTATGTGGCAGGATTCATATATGCACAGACTGATGATGTTTCACATTTACTTAAAATAGATCCTGTGAAACTAAGAAGTAATGCTGACCTAAGTGGTACATATCAAAATATTGTCCTAACAGAACCTCTCAATAATGTGCAGAGTACTTTTGTTCCAGATTCTAGATTTATGTACTTTACATATGGAATAACAGATGTAAATAATGGAGTTTTCGCAAGACTTGATACTGAATTACCATTTCTATTTTCAAGTATTGAATTCTCTCATGTGTTACCAAATATTGATTTCGAGTTTAATGTCAACTCTCCAATTCCATCACATTTTGATGGTGAGTACATGTACTATGTTGCATCAAGTGGTGGGGGTAATATTCTGTCCATCTTATTCTTCTTCAATACAACCATGTCATTTACGGATCCTAATGCCTGGACATGGATTGCATTCAATAGAGACGGTTCGACACTGTCATCAAATGGTGCCGTAGGAAAGGGATTTAGTTATGGTTTCTATAATCAGGAAATACACATGGTACAATGTACTTCATACATATATCTCACATCGTTTGGAACACCTGAATATAGTGCAAATTATATGATTAGAATAGATCCATATCAAGTTATACCAAGTATTCAGAGTCAGTTGGTTGTCGAATATTCAAAACTTGAAAATCCACATACTCAATCCGTCAGTCTAGTCAACCAGAATAAGAAGAATATATTTACCATCAGGGCTGGTGAAACATCAGACATATTCAGCCTTACGTTCTCAGGACCAATCAGAGAATTCTGGATACAGTCTACAGCTGCAGTACAGAGGATGGTTATTGAACTTAATGGCGAGGTACTTGTTGACGAAGATGGAACTTCGCTGTCAGTTCTGCGTCCATTTGCAACTCACATCAGAACACCAGATCACACACTTTACACGTATAGTATTGCTGTGGATCCAAATACTATTCAGCCGACAGGCACACTGAACATATCGCGTATCAGACTTACAACGCTGAATGTATTCTTAAAGGAGCCACAGGCTACCGATCAGACGATTACAGTATATTCCAGGTCGGTGAATGTTCTTGACTGCGAGGGTGGCATAGGTGGTCTTATGTTCAATTAAAATGTGCACGTAGAGTAAATGTCCAAGGCTCAAGTATGGCACGGAACGGTGGAGAAAACCCCAGGTGGGAATGAGAAGAAGGATCTCATGCAAAAGTCGGATGGCAGAATTGTGAGTCGTGCAAAGCGTTCAGCTGCGCTCCACAACCCGGGACTCAGGGCGTGGGGTGAGGCGATGGTGGTTTGCATGGAGATGTGGCGCAAGGAGGGTAAATCCACAGAGGGATTTACACCGATCAGAAAAGGAACCAGAGAGTATGATGATGTGCGTGAAATCTATGACCGGCTAAAGTCTAAAAGGTCCAGGCGATGATAAAAAATTATTTTCTCATCTTATGTTAAAGATGACCGAAGGACCAATCCGCCGCCACCACCGCGAGCGCCACCGTCGCCACCACACCGAGGAGTCACGCAAGGAGGCTAAGCGTGAGGCTGCCCGTAAGTATTACCGCAAGCACCGTGAAGAAATTCTGCGCAAGGCCCGTGAGCGCAGAGGGACACATGAGCGCAAGCGTCGTGGACGTACATACGGTTCAATGTTCATTGG